AGGTGATGGAGATATACCTCTTAAACTATCTGGTCTATCAAATCCTTTTAAAGATAATCTAGATCCGTTAATAAATCTTAATTCAAGATCCATCTCTCTTGGTAAACCCTCTAAATGGGATCTATGCACAATTGATTTCAAAGTAGTCCACATAGACTCCCTAATCATACCAACAGTGGGCCCTATTAAAATAGCCCGTTGATTTCTGTGTTCTAGACAATGAGAATATGCCATAACAGAAGCTAAAAAGCTTTTGCCAGTTCTTCTACCCGCAGCAACGATTTTAAACCTTGCTTTGTGATCAAATACTTCCTGTTGAAAAGGAAATAGACTTACTTCATAATTCTCATTCATGTTTACCTTAATTATAATAATTTATTTTAAATATTTCATGTAATAATCGGCAAACAAATTATTATGTTCCCAATGTTTTGTGTTTCAATTTATAGCCTTTATCCTATCAGATAATCTAGTAGCTCTTACACCAACTTGATTAGCCCATCTAGAATCTAGCATCTCAACAGAAGCGGTTGCCCAATCTTCATCATGAATTGCTTTTATAAATTTTTTAAATTGTGATAATCTCGGTGCACCCATATTGAAGCACATATTAACAATTACTTGTTGAGCTTCCTCAGGCATCTGTCGTAAATTACCAAATACTTTTTCAGATTCAGATATATAAGTTTCAACATCCTTATCAAATATAGAATTAACTCTATCTTCAGAAACAGGCGTTCCAACAGGCGATCCATATTCCTCATCTTGTGGAGTTACTAAATGTCCAATCCCAAATGTCTTATAACCAAGATGGTCATCATACACTTCGTATTTAACACCCTCATCTATTTTTAATTGTTCTCTTAATTTATTTATATCCATTAAATTTCCTTATTTACAAATACACCCATAAAAATAACCACTTTTATCATTCATAACATAAGTGTTTAAATCATTAATGTAAGTTGTTAATTGATTTCTTATTAAATCACAAAGTTCAAAACAATCGACTTTAGTGATTAAGGTTATACTATCCAACACCTGTTGTGTAACAGGAATTAAATTATATAACCCATCATTAAATATTATTATATTTATCATCATCAAATACTATTTTAAATTTTGGCAAGCCTTTTAAATAACTTGCTCTTATCCTGATATTTAACATATCGTTTAAGTATACAGGTTGATCTCTTAATGGAAGACTAATTCCTTGAAATATTGTTGCAACGTTCACTTTCTCAAGGGAATCCATCATGGATAATTGTAGTAACAACTCAAAAAGTTTTGCAGTAGATTTACTTGTAGAAGTAAAAACTATTTCTTTATGATCAACCAACTTATCCTTAGCAGTATTACTACCAAAATAAGCTTTCAATGCTTTTCCTGTTTTACCAGTGAATCCAATATACCTCGTACCGTCTGTGTAGAAAGTGACATACACATTATAAACTTTTTCAGTTCGTTTCGGCAGATTCTTTTTCATCTTCATCATCGCTTTGAATTTCGTGTTCAACCACATTAGCATTTTTAATATCAGGCTCTTTTTTACTAACAATAGTAAGTACGGGCACATTTGCCATTCCTGAATTGTGTAAACTAACGGGTTGTTTTGAATAACCATACTCTAGGAGTTTTTCGGCTATTCGAACTCTTAAATTTTGTGACTTAGAATCTTCTTTACCCTCAAGGGCTTTCAATTCTCCATTTAAAATATCAATAGGGTCGATTTTCAACCTTTTCATTTTTGCTACTGAACTTTCAGGCCCTGTACTTGGGTCTTTAGGGGCGGGTTTTCTTCCTGCACCTGGTCTGTAGCCACCTGACGGCATAATAATCTCCTATTGTTATTTTAAATACAGTGTACTTCGCACTGTGGTCTGTGAGGAACACTTTCTCAAATAGGCGATAATAACACATAATATTACCGCCCATTCCAAGATTAACTAGATATTTCGCTCTCTCATTCTTTTCTTTTTCTTAGAATTAATGATATTGGCTTTACGAACTCTAACCTTCTTATCAGAAGGCTTTTCGTAGTACATCCGTTCTCTTAGGCCCTTTACAAGACCTAACTTAGACATTTTAGTTTTCATTTTCTTAATAGCCTTTTCAACATTATCGTCTCTAAGGTTTATTGTAAAATTAATCGTCATAAGACTCCTTAAAAGATTAATTGAATTAAAATAGTAACTACAAATCCTAAGATAAAACCGATTATGCCCTCACGGTAGAGGACACACATCAGCTTCATTTTTTCTTCGGTTTTGTTACACCATTCTAACATTTTGTATAACATTCCATCAAACATATTTACTCCTATAGGTTATGCAAAGGCAAATTCAGATCTTAAGATTTCTGAACTATCTAACTGTCCTTGCTTTATTTTTGGTATTAGATTACCAGTCTCATTTAACACATGCTGAAGCGGATCAGAGTCAATTATTAACTTAAACTTTTCTCTAATTACTTTTTGCATATCTTTAACATCACAAGCATGGGCCCCGTATGAATCGTGAGCTGTTACAATGTCAAAATCACATTCATCAATAACTAACATTAAATGTAAACTATCAAGGTTATGAATTGTGTTTGGTGAAATAGCTGACTTGGCTTTCGCTAAGTTAACCATTGGTAAGTCAGATTTAATCTTAACTTGTACATAATCAATCCAACAATACTTTTTATCATCGTTTTGAAAATATAAACCATCCATTAATCTAACTTGAGTAGTTTTATATTTAACGTAGTTTTGAGTAAATGGAAAATTACTGATTAAAGTATTATGAGAGTATTGCTTACCTGTCTTAATCATATAAGCCTCACAATTATCTTTAAACATTTTCATAACATTACTCACTTCAGGAAACTCACCCTCAATAGTGTCAAACACCGTAGCACCAAGTAACCTTGCGGAACTATGTTGTTTATTACTAAGATACACATTATCAATATCTTTAGTATCCTCTATTATTTGAGCACCCATACCTTGCTTAGTTGCAGAATAACCATAAGTCATTACATTACGTTTAACAATCTTACGCCATTCTTTTATTGTGAACTTAGACTTGGCCCAATAAATATTATCGGTAAGTTTAAGTTCGTCTTTGTACTTACGTTGATACCACTTAATAACCTTTTTCTTATACTCAACTCTAGGGTCATTATTTAACTCAGCCATTCTAAATCTATTTCTTAAACGTTCTATAGTTTTAAAATATAGATCATAGTATTGCATAGCAAGTTCAGTAGCATCTGTTGCATCATCCATTAATTTATTTTTAACGTTAGTTGCAACATAAGTGTACATGTCACCAGGCTTGTTATCAGTAGTTGGTTTAACATTAACTAAGTGACCGTTCTTGTCATCTTTAGCTAAACTGAATAACCACTGTAAACCGTTATTAGATCCATCTCTGTAACAAATAGTATGAGATACAAAATCTTTTATATCACCACATGAAACAAAGTGAGCATCTAACTCAGCTAACTCTATAACTGAGTTCAATAATTGGAACGGACATTCCGCAACCATCCAAGCACGATTTGCCATTGGGTTCTTACCCATACTCACAAAGTCATAGTATTTATTATCTACAAACTTTACTTTTTCTTTATGAGATAACTTATCTTCACCGTACATGTTAGCGATATGATGATATAACTCATCTCTACCATTCTCACCTAACGGCTTACCCTCAGCAAACGATAACATACCTTTTGCATTATCAGAATTAATCTCATTCAAATAAGCAGATAGTGGGTAGAATCTACCACGGCTATCACAAGTATATTGTTGATAGAATACTTTACCAACATAAGGCTCAGTAGCATTTAATACATGGTAAGCCTCATCTTCTTTTGCTTTCTTACGTTCTTTAGTAATTGTGTGAACACTATTATGTTCAAAACATTCTTGGTTAGTCTCTAAGGCCCATTTATATATCTCAAAGACCTTAGGTTTAACAGTGTAACCAATCGCTTGTTTTTTATTAACAGCATTTAACACAATCGGTGTGTTGTTCGGGTTAATCTTAGATGACGTATCAACACTAGCACCTTTAATAAGTTTTAGTGTTTCACCGTTCCTAGCCTTAACCGTTCCATACTCCCAATCAGTAGCCTTTTCAAACATCGGCTTATAAGGATCAGCAACCTCGTTAAACTCTTTAACAAGTTTTCTTAAGTCACCACGTTTATAACCCGCATACACTTTGTAAACTGTCTTGGCTCTGTTATATTGTTTCCAATCATTAACAAGTTTAACTAAGACTAATTCTAATACGGCATAAGCATTTAAAATAAATACACCGAGTCTTAACGAACTTGCAGTTTTACTTGGTAAGTTATAATAATTTCTAATCCTCTCACCAATTGCAATTGCTAACTGAGTTAGGTTTTGACCCTCACTTGTACCAGTTGCAATCATGCTATGAGATAATTGTACCATGATATCATAATCCATATTATAACTATCAATCATTCTTATTACCTCGGGCTTAAGGTTATTATTACCTTTACTATTTAACTTATCGTATAGTTCAACAAGTTGAGCCCTTACTCTTATTCCTACTGGGCCTAGTGTGTTTAATTTCTCTAGTTCGTTTTGTAACATTCACTCTCCTCTTTAAGTTGGTTATTTTATTTTCAGTACTAATTATTATATCTTCGTATTGCTTTAACAACTTATCAATTAACTTACGTTCTTTTTGAATCTTAAGTTTAGCATTGATATATTGCTTTTGCTTATCCTCAAGTAATTTAATCCTATTAGTAAATGTATTATCTACCACAAGAACTAAATTACTTTTTGTTTTGTTGATACTCATAAATGGCCTCTAACTTATCTATTTTAGATTCAAGATTATCCATGTCTTGAGCTATCTCATCAAATCCTTTTGACACAATCAATCCATTTACATTATCTTGTTTGATATTTCTTTTTAACTTACTTGATAAACTTAAGTATTGTAAAACATTTACATAAGTTGCAATGCAAATTAAAATAAATATCCATAACGGCACTTCAATCATATTATTCTCCTTTAAAGTATTTATTTTTTAGTATTAATAATTTAGTCTCTTTTTCATCTTCCTTACCTTGCTTTTCTTGATCTTCGAGACTGACAATTTCTATAGGCTCTAAGTCTTTATTTAGAGCCTGTAGATCTTTATAGTATTTATCCGATCTAATAACCATAATTAGCTAAACCGTTACCAACTATAATCACAATAATCGCAAACAATGTTAACTTTAGATTATCTGACATGGTATAACCTCACTTTTTATATTAAACGTATTCATATCATCATATTGCTCACTAGCTAATTTATCTAGCTCACTTAAGCCATATAAAGATCTATTAGTTCCGCTTTTGATATCAGCATCAATTACAGAATTTACGTACTCGTTTTTAGTTACTTTATTTTTACTCATCGTATTTACCTCTCTGTTAGTTAATTATTCGTATCTTAATATTTCAATATCTTGAAATAACTCATCGCAATTATATTTCTCACCAATATCTAAATCAGCAAGATCTATAAGAGTCTCATCATCATAGTGAATTTCATTGAAAAACTTTTTAGGGTTATCAACTAAATTCGAACTAGGGTTACCGTCATCGCCACTCCACCTTACAATAAAGAATTTCATATCTTTTAATTTATCAATAAGTTGAGTAGTGATCTTATCATCATATTCTTTTTTCTTTTCTTTATTCATATTTACCTCTCTGTTTTAGTTATTAATTTAATTATATCTAACATTGTATCACTATCAATTTTTTGATTATGAAACAAATTAGACAAATCAAGTATTGATTGTTTATGTTCTAATTGTAAATCTATTAGATACTCTAAAGTGGTGATTGTATAATTCATATAAATAAGAAATATAATCAACACAATACTAATAGATATTCTATAAAACCATTTCATTATTACCTCTCTGTTAGTTATATTTAATATATATTCTATCTTCAAACTCATCTGTCCAAACCTTAGCAGTTGGAAATAATTTTTCGATAGTAACAAAAACAGTATCTAAATTATTATATTCACAATCTACTAAGTGTTGGTATTCCAAATACTTATATGGTTTACCGTTTGCTTTTGGACTCATTGAGATATTAGCAGTATCTAAATTAAACCCGTCATTATCTACAACGGGCTTATCCCAAATATTATTCAATGCATTTTTTAACTTATCCCAGTTATCAACACATTGTTTAACACTAACCTTACATTTACTATAAGCTTTCATATTTATACCCTCTCAAATCCAACGTCAGCTACAACGTATGTTACAGTTCTATATCCATTACCGCTTTCACTAGGATAACAAATCTCCATTACATCCCCAACACAAGTTGATCTAGTATCAACGTTAGGGCACATAGTAAACTTACCATCACTTTCATAATTACAAGCAAGTTGTACTTGAGCGTTTTTAATCCAAGACTCCTCAATATTCTGAGTCAGATTATATAACTTTTCCATAACAACTGTTGGTTCAGCATATGGGGTTTCAGGTATGTAAGATGCAACGTGATCTCTGTCGTCTTTTTTAAAAGCATTGTGAATTAATCTCACTTGCTCGATCTTATATTTACTAAAGTTACTCATATTATTTCCTCTCATTTATTATTAAGTTCTTATGAACACTTAATTCATCTAAACTTAATGGTTTAACATTTGTTAGTTTAAAATTACCAACATTATTTGTTTTTTGTTTAACATCAGGTCTTGTTAAATCTTCACACTTAATCATCTTAGGTGTAAAACCCTTAACTCTACCTAATGTCCAACACTCGCCTACATAGTCTCGTTGTTTCAACCAAACTAAATCATTTACTTTCATATAAATTACCTCACATAGTTAGTTAATTTATACTCAGCCCACTGTTTACAAGCAGTAAGTAATTTTGGAAAATGTACAGAAATTACATTAACAAATTTAACAGTTACATATTTCCAATTCTCATCAGTTATAACAGAATCATAATTAGAATACTCATGTCTTAACAATCTTAATTGATCATGATGTTTTTTAAACTTGATACTGTTATATTGTTCAATTGATAATTTAAACTTTATCATTATTACCTCTCAGTTATTATTATTATCCGTAGTATTTTCTTGATGTTAAAATCTCATCAATTACATTTAACTTACGATTCAAAGAACTAACCGTTAAATTACAACTTAATTTTTTTGCTTTCTCAAGTTGTTTAGAAAAACTATTACGAAAATTAATCAAACATACATTTGAATAACAAGCGTATTGTTTTCTAGGTTTTTGTTTACGATTATTTTTCTTACCCTTATAATAAGTTGTACCAACAGCGGTAATTCTGTTGATTGGTGTCATGTAGTAAATTGACATTAATTACCTCTTAATTTAAGTTTAACGTTTTTGTATAAATGTGTAACATCTTTTACTTCACCAGGCTCTTTTTGATCAGCAGTAATTCTTAACTCTAAAGAATTTTGTACTGGTTTTTTGTAAAGTGCAACATTTGCATGTGCTTTACATATACTGAATTTAGTAATTTTAGATTTTTTCATTTTATTCTCCTCATAAGTTTCATCCATCTGGGAATCATCAGTTAAGCTAATGCTTAATACTTAATTAGATGTTTTTGGATTCAAATAAACTTCTGGTGGTTAGTCCTAAGACCCGCAATGTTAGCGTATAATACCCACTTTAAAGTTTAAGCTACTACCCAAAAACTATGACACCTACTACTAGCCGTGTGGTTGCCTATTTGCCTATGCGAGGAACAATTTTCAGATCCGTAGGTTTTAATGCATTTCAAGATTTTCCATCTAACCTGGTTTTTTATGTTTTTAAAGTAGTAGAACCTTAACTAATACTTAACGATGAAATAAATATATATTAATAAACCTAATATACAATAGTTAATTTACTATTTGACCCGTTTTGGACACTCTTATTATACACCATATATTAAGCTATTATTAGTACTTAGGTAACACACAAATATATTGATTAAAGGCCCATAGCCTAATTCTAAGGGGGGTCTATTAGATTATTAGTAGATCTATCTATAGATTAATTAGGGGATATATTAAGGTACTTATTAATGGATATATTAAGGTTATACTTGGGCCTAAGCCTTTAGCCTATAGCCTTAGGGAGTCTTTTTTTTTTGCTTACTCTGTAAGGAACACTTTCTGGAATTAATACCCTCAGTACTTTTAGAGGCATTTTATGATCAATTATTAGTTGTATTTTAGAAAGTGTGCCTCTCAGAAGAACATTTATTTGTTTTTGAGCCTAACTAACTCTCCTCCTCTAGTTGGGCTCACTCTAATGGGGGATAGTTATGGAGTTATTATGGAAAAGTGTTCACAATGCAATGATGACACAAGATACGATGAGTGGGCTAACCACGATGAAAAAATTTGTATAAGTTGCGGAACTCAAAGTAACGATAGTTGTTTACCGAAAAAGGAAATAGATGGCTAAGAAAAAAGATACTACTTTTGAACGTGCTAAAAGAACTAAGCGACCTGGTGTACACACTAAGAGTCCTAGTAAAAGTAAAAAGTTACAACACAATAAAAAATACAATCGACAAGGCCGAGCCTAGTCTGTTGTTTGCAAATAACAATAAAAGGAAAATAATATGCTAATGAACAATGTAAGTATTTCTTGGGTTAAGTTTGATCCAATGAATCCTGATATGGGGTTTGATAAAAAGACTCCACAATATAGTTGTACAGTTAAGACTGACAACAAAGTTGATGCTGAAGCTTGGAAGAAAGCGGGTGTTAACGTTAAGCCTTTAGAGGAAGATGGTAAAGTTGTTTATTCAACTACTCTAAAGAAAAAGATTTATCTTGATGCTGATGGTAAGAATTCTACTAAACCACCTGCTGTAGTTGATAAGTCCTTACAACCAATAACTAATACATCTAGTATTGGTAATGGATCTACTGGTAATGCTCAAGTAAGATTAAAACCTTACGAGTACATGGGCAAAACGGGAATCTCAGTCCAATTACTTGCTTTACAGGTAACGGAATTAAAAGAATATAATGGTGGCGAAAGTTTGGCTTTCGAGGCTATTGATTCTGATAAAGACGTTATCTAATTAATAATAAACTTTTGGTGGGCCCTAACGGGCTCATCAATTTAATTAACTAAAAGGATTTTAAATGTTTCATTGTTTTAATGTATCACCTGAGATTATAAAAAAGATTAAAGATGGTAAAAAGAAAAATGCTCTTAAAGGATATTATATAAATGTTGAGGGTAAGCAGATTGGTTTAATGAATTCTGAAACTGATAAAATAGATTTAGTTATTAAGGTTGGGCAAATTTTAGATCTAACTATTTTAAGCAGAGATGAAAAAGAAATAATTATGAATGAGGAGAATATTGCAGAAGAGTTAAGACCTTATTTTGCATGTAACTATCTTTATACCATTGATTCTTTTGAGACAATTCAATGATTGGATATTCAATAAAACAAATAACCTATAACGATACTAAGCCTTTTATTTTAGATATTCACTATGCGAAAAGGATGCCAAGTATTTCTTACGCTTATGGTTTATTTTATGAAAATGAATTAACAGGTATTGTAAGTTATGGATCACCTGTATCACCTGCCCTATGTAAGGGTGTAGCGGGTGAAGAAAATAGATCTATTGTTTTAGAGTTAAACAGATTAGTTTTAAAATATAATAATAAAAATGAAGCTTCTTACTTAGTAAGTAATTCATTAAAACTTTTACCTAAACCTAGAATAATAGTTTCTTACGCTGATACTAAACAAAATCATATTGGTATTATATATCAAGCTAGTAATTTTTTATTTACAGGAACTAGTAAACCTAGAACTGATATGGCAGGTAAAGATGGTAAACATAGTAGACACCATTTAGGTGATAAAACTAATAGAGTTTTTAGAAGTGCTAAACATAGATATATTTATTTAATGGGAAATAAAAAAGATAAAAAACAATTATTAAAAAATTTGAAATACCCAATATTAAAATACCCTAAGGAGAATGTGAATGAGTAAGTTTACTAAAAAGTTTGATAGAAACCCTAGAGATTTTTATCCTACACCTTATGAGGCGGTTATACCTTTATTAGAATGCCTAAAGCCCAAGACCAAATTTATAGAGCCCTGTGCGGGTAACTATGCTTTAGCTAATCATTTAATAAAGCACGGTCATATATGTCAAAAAGCTTTTGATATAGAACCACAAAATAAATTAGTTAAAACAAAAAATGCTTTAGATATTAATAAAGCTTCTATGTTTATTACTAATCCACCGTTTCATAAAAAATTATTATTACCACTATTAGATCATTTTATAAATGTAGCTGATACATGGTTACTGTTACCTGCTGATTATATGCATAATAAATATTTTAGTAAGTACCTTGATAATTGTAGAACAATAATCTCTATAGGTAGAGTTAAATGGATACAAAATAGTAAGATGTCTAGTACAGATAATTTTGCATGGTATCTATTTAGTAAAAATAAAACTAACACTAAATTTTATGGAAGAAAAATATGAGAGATTTAATAGAAACTTTTATTGATGTAGGTAGCGGTTTAATTTTATCTACATTAATACAATTATTAATATTCCCATTTTTCGATTTACACCCGACTGTTTGGGAGAGTTTTAATATAGCAATAATATTTACAATAATATCAATGATACGTTCTTGGGTATGGCGTACAATTTTTACAAGGAGAAGAATAAATGATAATAGGAATATGCGGTTACAAGGGGTCGGGAAAAGACACATTAGGCGAAGTGTTAACTGATACATTTGGTTGGCGTAAGATGAGTTTTGCTCAACCTATAAAAGATTTAACACATACTACTTTTGGAATAGATAAAGCAATTCTATCTGGTACTGATGGTGAAAGAGAACTTAGAGAATTACCTTTACCTGATTGGTTTAATTTATCTTCAAGAGAAATATTACAAAAAGTAGGAATGAGTTTTAG